ATGACACAGATAGAATTTGAAGAGCGTACACGAAGGCTGATTACGGCCGAAGATTACCACTTGGTAGAGAACCTCTACATGGCGGCCGGGAATATGGGCAAGGATGAGTTCTGTAAGGAGATGCGGGCTATGTGTGCTTACGATGGAGCCAATGGCCATATAGAATTACGCCAGTGCCTGAAGGAAATCGGACGGCATGCCGGCGCAAAGGATGCCGAACTTAACTTCTTGAAGAAGAAAGTGGCAAGTGAAAAGATGGAACTTGCTGAGTTCCTTATCGGAAAGGCTTGTGCTTACGAGGATACGGATTTCTACAACAAGGCAGTGAAACTCATCGGGCAGCGTGAAGTTACACTGATGAAGATGCGCATGGATCTGCCGCTTTGGGAAGAAGACAAGGAGTTTATCAAGGCGGTTTTAGAGGATAACGATAAGGCGAAAAGATTGCCGGATAACTGACGGTTCGGAAAGACGGACAGGGCGGTTAGTTCAGTTGGTAGAACAAGCGAAACTCCGAATGTGAGAAGTTATGGTCCGCGGTTCGAGTCCGCGATCGCCCACAATAAGATTAACAACTAAAAAGTGAGATTGATATGAAAAAGTACATCCACATTACAAAGGAAGACCGCGAGTTTATCGCGAAGGCGTTTAAGGTATCAGACAAGAGCGTGTTTAACGCTATTCAGTTTGACGAGAAACGTGGTGGTACGGACTTGGCCAAGCGAATCCGTAAAATGGCATTTGAGCGTGGCGGCATATTGATGGCCGTCATCCCGATGATTGAGACTTTCCACGATCATGACATGGTTATCCGTCAGTATTGCCCCAATGGAGCTTTGATTGAACTTGACCGCAACGATGGCATGGGCTATGTGATATTCAAGGGAGAGACTGTCAAGACCTACGAAAATGTAATGATGACGGATATTGCCGGCATCCAAAGATTTGCAATGGCATTGAGATAAGGAGATTGGAATGGAGTATCGTGGCAACATACGGTGTATATCAGTGCGTGAGCTTGAAGCGGACGGCATTATGACGCGGGAAACCTGTCGTCAGCTTGCTAAACGCAAAAGGCTGACGATGGCCTCTCGTGGGGGTGGAAAAGGAAATATTGCCTGGGTTGTTGTCGATAGTCTGCCGACCGAATATCTGGAACAAGTAGAAGAGAAACACCCCGGCGGCCCGGCGATGGACTTGCGCCACTGGATATTGTCGAATTATGAGCTTGACCAGGCTGCCGTAACCTATTTTATGGACTGGGCAGCAAGGGAGCACAGCGATAAGGCTACGGCGGAACTTGCGAGGAAGTATGCAGTGAACGCCTCGGTGCTGAACTGCTGCATCCGGCTGTATGAGAACGCCCGGGTACGCAAACGCCTGATGGGCGAAGAATCCTACAAATGGGACATGATGGCAACGACCATCGAGACACTACGTGAGGAGTTCGGCCATGATTTGCCCGCGAGTACCCTCCGCTTCCGCAAGAAAGTGAACGAGTACAAGCAGTACGGTTACGAATGCCTTATCAGCGGCAAGTTCGGCAACCAGAGTGCCCGTAAGGTGGACTACAAGACCGAGCGTCTTATCCTGAGCCTTGCTGCGCAAGAAAACAAGCCGTACAACAGCAACGTGCACGAGATGTACATCGCCTTTGTCTGTGGAGAGCGTGAAGCGTGGGACCTGAGTACCGGTGAGATATTCAACCCCGATGACTTTACCGACAAAAACGGTGACCCGAAGGAGCTGAGCGAGAGTACCATCAACAACGTACTGAACAAACCGAGCAACAAACTTCTTATTGAGCACGCCCTTATGGGTTATACCACATTCATGCACGAGCAGATGCCGCACGTTCACCGCCACAATGGAGAGTTCTCCCTGTCGCAAATCACTATGGACGATGTGGATCTGACGAGAAAACTGAAGGACACGAAGCAGCGCGTACATGCCTATTATGCCTACGATGTGGTTAGCCAGTGTGTGGTCGGTGCGAGTTACGGGCGCAAGAAAGACCAGATGCTTGTCGTGGACTGTTTCCGTGACATGTTCCGGCTCATCGAGCGTAACGGCTGGGGCATCCCTGCCGGTATAGAGGTGGAGAACCACCTGATGAGCGAGTACAAGGAAGGTTTCCTGCAAGCCGGTGTCGCCTTCAACTTTGTCCACTTCTGCGCCCCTCAGAACTCGCAAGAGAAGTATGCCGAGCCTTTGAACGGCGCGAAAAAGCGCAGCGTCATCCACAAGAACCATGCCGGCATCGGGCGTTTTTACGGGAAAGGCAAGTGGCGCACGGAATACAAGAAGGTCAGTGACGAGTTCAATGACACCTACGAGGACCGGGAGTATTTCAGTTTCGACCAGTTGGTGGCCGATGACCGCCGGGACAATGCGGAATGGAACAACACGCTACACCCTAACCAGAAAAAGTATCCGGGTATGACCCGCTGGCAGGTGCTGATGGCGAACATCAACCCGACCTTGCGCAAGTACGACAAACTTACGTTGAGCCGCTTTATCGGTGAGCGGGTGGAAACCAGCATACGGCGCAATTCTACGGTTCGTGTGGCATACGATGACTGGTGGCTGAGCGACACTTCGGTACTGGAACGCTTGCAGCCGAATGACTACAAGGTAACGGCATACTACCTGCCGGACGATGAAGGAAAGCCCACGGATGTGTACATATTCCAGGGTGACCGCTTCATTGACAAGGTGGAGAAGGTGGAAACCTATAACAGGGTACTGGCCGAGCAGACCGAAGAGGACGTGGTGAACTATATCGAGCAGCAAAAGAAGATAAGCAGTTTCGGCAAATATGTCCGCGACAACGCCATAGACCGGGTGGGCACGGCAATCATACAACCGATGGAAAAAGAGGCCGCAGAAAGCCTCGTATTGCCCCCTGTGGCGAATATGGAAGAGCCGGATGAAGCCTACGATTGGCAGCCAACGGTAAACGAGGCCTTACGGGGCATTGCAGATATGTAAGAATACGATTAGAATAACATTAAAACAGCGTTTGAACTATGATTACAGAAGCGCAGAAAAAGAAAATACTGGGAGCGGTAGCCGCCAACCGTGCGAACTATCCGAGCGATGCGAAACATGCCGCTTCCCTCGGTATCAGTACCTCGGTGTACAGTGCCGTAAAGAACGGCCAGACGGACAAGGCTCTGAGCGATGCGAACTGGATAAGCATCGCAAGGCGTTTGGGCGTGAGCCTCCGTGCCGACATGGAATGGAAGGCTGCCAAGACCGCCACGTTCGAGTATATTACCGCCCAGTTGGAGTTCTCGCAGCAGTCAAGCCTGTCGGCTATCCTGTGCGATATCCCCAACATCGGCAAGACATTCACGGCACGGTATTACGTGCAGTGTCACAAGAATGCCGTATATATCGACTGCTCACAGGTGAAGACCAAACTGAAACTTGTGCGGAAAATCGCCGCCGAGTTCGGCGTGAACAGCCGCGGACGGTACAGCGATGTGTACGATGACCTTGTGTATTACCTCCGTTCGATGGACATGCCACTCATCATCCTGGATGAAGCCGGCGACCTACAGTATGAGGCTTTCCTTGAGTTGAAAGCCCTGTGGAACGCAACGGAACGCTGCTGCGCCTGGTACATGATGGGTGCGGACGGTCTGAAGGAGAAGATAAACCGCTCGATCGAGTGCAAAAAAGTGGGCTATACGGAAATGCTGAGCCGTTATGGTGACCGTTACAGCAAGGTAACACCCGATGACGGTAAAGAACGTGAAGCCTTCCTGAACGCACAGGCACGGATTGTAGCCAAGGCCAACGCCCCGGAAAATGCTGACATCGCACAGATAGTGCGCAAGACACGCGGCGGGCTGCGGAGGGTGTACACGGAGATTGAGAAACTTAAAATGGCATAAGCAATGGTTAAGGTAGTTTTAGAGGATAAAGGTCAAGATCTGCTATGGCTCAAAGTAAATGAAGGCGGTCTTGTGGAGGAAGCCGGACCATTTCAAAATAAAATATGGAAAGGTTCCTATGTCCCATATTGGGCAGCCAAGGTAGGACAATTATGTCCTATACACAGTTATCCTCATATCATCCGGGGTTTTCTGAAATATAAGATTGAATCAATAGAAAAAGAACCATGAAGCGTGCATTGACACCGCGTGATATAGCGGCCAAGAAATGGAAGACCCTGCCGTGGGGCGAGAAGTGGAGCAAGCCGTTCGGCTTCCCGGCAGATAACGCCTCATGGTTCATCAGCGGAGCCAGTGCCAGCGGCAAGAGTTCGTTTGTGATGCAGCTGGGCAAGGAACTGTGCAACTACGGAACGGTGCTGTACATGAGCTATGAGGAAGGAGTGAACCAGAGTTTCCAGCGGCGTATGGGGTACTTGAAGATGAGCGAGGTACAAGGCCGGTTTCGTGTGGCAGTAGGAGAAACCTACGAAGAGGTGATTGAGCGTTTGAGACGCCCGAAAAGCCCGAAATTCGTTGTAGTGGATTCTATACAGCGTGCAGAATGGGAATACAAGCAGATAGAAGACCTTGTCGGGATGTTCCCCAAAAAGTGCTTCATTTTTGTGAGCATGGAATACAAGAGCCAGCCGATGGGCAAACCCGCGATGAAGACGAAGTACCTTGCAGACATGAAGGTGCGCGTGGTGGGCTACAAGGCATATTGCCAGGGCCGCGCCATCGGTGAGGCCGGAAGCTATTACGTGGTTTGGGAAGAAGGAATCATTCAAACGAGTAATAACCTATGATATGGACAAGTGGAAAATGAGGCGTAAGAACCTTTTATACAAGCTGCGCCGGAAAGGAGTACGGTGTTCCACGCGAGAACGAGTTATATTCTTCCCATACGGCGGTACACCGTTAAATGTGATACAGATACGGCGGCTTTGTGAAGAGTATGATTTTAAGGTACAATTTGAAATAGTGTGACGGCATGGAAAACAGTGAGACAAAGATATGCTGCATTTGCGGTAAAAAGTTTACGGAACCTGGTAATAACCCTTCCCCCGTGAAAAAGGATGGCGAGTGCTGCCGGAACTGTAATTGGACGGTGGTGTTTCCAGAGAGATTTAGAAGAAGTAAACAATCTAACAAGTGAAACGATGGATAAGGACAAAGTTTACATCAGTGGGGCGATAGCCCACTATGACATGAATGAGCGGAAGGAGGCATTCACAAATGCCGAGATGAGGCTTCAAAGTATGGGATTCAATCCGATCAATCCGTTTAAGAACGGACTTCCGGACGATGCTCACTGGAGAGAGCACATGAGAGCGGACATCCGTCTGCTGCTCGATTGTGAGTTTATCTATATGCTGCAAGGCTGGGAATTGAGCAAAGGTGCGAAGTTGGAGCTTGACGTGGCCAGCTCGTGCGGAATTAAAGTATTGTTTGAATAATCATTAAACAGTGGAAACTATGGACGAAAAACAGAAAGTGCAGGTCGTGTTTGAGTTTGACCGTTCCGAATATGACGCATACCTCTTTCTAATGAAGCAGAAGAAAACGGAAGAGGTCGAGAGTATATGGGACGCAATGGTCAAGGAACCGGTGATAGCGGATTGTAGCCATTTTGACGAAGAAGAGCAAACCGTAAAACTTATGATGATAAGTTTGGCCATTGTTTCTGTCGAGAATAAAGTAAAAGAATGACTATGGTACAGGAAGTAACCAATTTTGCCCGGTTTTATGCCTCGTTCAACAAGCTACCGTATGACGGCGACCGGGAAGAGTTCAAGAAGTCCATCGTGATGCAGTACACGTGGAACCGCACGGACAGCCTCCGTGAAATGACCTCGAAGGAGTATGAAGCCTGTTGCGCCACGCTGGAGAAACTCTCTGGGCAGGACAAATGGCAGCAGAAATTACGTCAGGAACTGCGACACCGGCGCAGCGTATGCCTGAAGCTGATGCAGAAACTCGGCATAGACACTTCCGACTGGGCGCGTGTCAACGACTTCTGCCGCCATCCCCGGATTGCCGGAAAGCCGTTTGCCCGGATAACCTCGGAAGAACTGGAGCAACTTGCCGTGAAGCTGCGCTCCATCCAGCGCAAGGGCGGGCTTAAGCCAAGACAGGAACCGGAAGCAGGCAAGGCCGCCTGTACGGGATTCATGTTGGTTGGACTTGACAATGTAGGACAGGCATGAGAAGCAAGGTCAAAAGAGTTATGGACTTAATCCATGAGATACAGGACGAGGAACTGCATGACAGCCACTGCATAGAGTTCCTTGAGGAACTGGAATATGCGATTGAGCATGAGATAGAGGAAGGCCGCTGGCCGGAAGAATTTGAAGACGAATAAAAACAACAGCAGCAATGAATATCAACAGTAGGAACAAATTGATTAAGGCCGGCTGGAAAATCATAAGGAAAGACGATTATCCGGAGCCGAGGATAAAGATAGCGACAGGTCAGAACGGGGCGTGGCGCACGTTGGAAAAGTACAAGAGCAAGGCCGAGCGCGACAGGATGTTCACCGTCCTGCTCTCCGCAGATAAAACAATAGACGAATAATCAACTCAAATAATAACCATCAAAATTTACCACAATGGCAAAAAGAGAAAAGAAAGTAATCATCACCGGTGTGACCCGTGAGGCCGCCGACGAAGCGTTTGCAGTTTACGCGAAAGCAGATGCGCAGAGTGCGAAAATCACTGCTGACATTGAGTTGCAGTGTGCAAAGATCCGCGAGAAGTATGCGAATAAGTTGGCCGAACTGGAGGGCGAGAAGGAGAAAGCCTTCGATACCCTGCAGGCATACGCCATCGAGAACCAGACGGAACTATTCACCAAGAAGAAGAGCCTTGAGATGGCACACGGCGTTATCGGTTTCCGTACCGGCACGCCGAAACTTAAGACCCTGAAGGGCTTTACATGGGCGAGCGCGTTGCAGCTTGTCAAGGAGTTCCTTCCGGGGTATGTGCGCCAGACAGAAGAGATTGCCAAGGATAAACTGCTTGCTGACCGTGACACCGAGGACATGGTTCCGCAAATGGCGAAATGCGGCATACAGGTGGCGCAGGACGAGACCTTCTATGTGGAACCGAAGAAAGAGGATGCGGCATGAAACGGAACGTGACCAAATCCCCGAAGATAGCCTTGTGCCGTGTATGTCACGGAACGGGGCATGTTTCCACAAACAGCCCGGACGTTGAACCTGCCGTCTGTCCTCAGTGCTGCGGTAGTGGTCGCGTGACTGTAAGTGCGAATATAGAACTTGACATCAGACCCTATAAACCCAAAAAGGAATAACAGATGGCTAAACGACTCGGAGTAAGTTACAAAAAACGAGTGGAAGAAATAAACAGGATATATGACCGGGAAGTCAGGCGCGGATTACCGAACCGTGAAATTTGGCGCCGGTTCATATATCCGGTTTATGGCATTACTGAGCGTACATTCTATAACATACTCAACGCAAGTGCCGACGAAAACAAGCAAATAGCTGACGATGGAGTCCGTCAGCTTTTGCTGTTTAGTGACGAGGAACTTGAAAACATGATTCGTGATAACGAAAAGAAGTGGTATGAACGATGACGTAAGGAAAATCATAAAACGGATACTGAAGGACATTCAGGTGGAGATGGGCGACGAGTTCGACAGGAACTTCGAGCGCCAGGCATTTTTCAGCGAGGCATGGGTGCGGCGCAAGAGTCCGATCCGTCCGGGCGGCTCCATCCTGATAGATAAAGGTAACTTGCGTAAGAGCATCGGCAGCCGGACTACAGAGAACAGTATTGTCTTCTATACAACTTTGCCATACGCTGCCATCCATAACGATGGTGGCGAAATCAAAGTGACGAAAAAAATGAAGCGGTACTTCTGGCATAAGTATTATGAGGCCACCGGTTCATTCGGCCGCCGAAAGGACGGGACACTGCGCAAGGATAAGCGTACCGTACAACTGACCACCGAGGCCGAGTTCTGGAAGTTCATGGCATTGAAGAAGGAAGACAGCACCATCAAAATACCGCGCCGGCAATTTCTCGGCACTTCCCCCGAAGTGGAGCAGGCGGTCAGGGAAATCATCGAAGAGAACATAACCGAGTATTTCAATGTAGAATTTGATATAAGACGGAAATGAGAAAAGAACTTTACAACAAACTATGTGAGAAACTGAAGCTGGTAGGCGATGGTATGATAAAGCACATCGACCTATGGAACCACAATGTGGAGTTTATCGAGCAAGAGGAGAACTGGGAACGTCCTGCGGTGTTCGTTGAGTTTTGCCCGATACGTTGGAACGCCATTGTGCCGGGTATTGAATACCGTGCTGAGCCGGAAGTGAAACTGCACATCGTGACCGACTGGGCGGGTGCGGCGAGCGAGGGCAGCGAGTTCAAGGAAGAGGCGTTGGAGGTATTCGACCTGCCGGAACTGATACATGAGCGGCTGGCCTGCATGGAGGGTGAGACCTTCAAGGTGTTCGACCTTGTGGAGAGCCAGACGAACCACAACCACGAGGAAATTGTGGAGAATATAGAAGTATATTCGTGCGTGGCGATAAAACAGCTGTAATAAACGACCACGTTCAAAACGAAAAGCCACCGACGGACGATTTACCGCCGGTGGCTTTTCGTTTCAACAGAGAGCAAAGAAATGCCGTCAGACGGCCTCCTTTTTGTAAAGCATCATGTCCGTGTAGGATGCGTTGTAATTCATGTGCGCGTTGAATTCCACCCGGACGCATTCCTCAAACGGATTCCCGATGTTCCGGTTCCTCCCGATCCACTCGCACAGTTCGAGGATGGATGACTTGTTGGAGGTAAAATAGATGAAGGCGTGTCCGGACAGCACGTTCAGTACGTCGAGGTAGTCCGACATCTGCCAATACATGGTGTAGGTTCCTACTTCCGTGGAGAGGTACGGCGGATCGACAAAGAAGACCACGTTCGGGGTGTCCTTGTATTGTTCGAATACCTCTTTGTAGTCGCATGACACGATTTCCAGCCCGTCCAGATAGTCTGCGCATTCCGGGTAGTCCGCCTTGCGTATGTTGTTATAGAGAGCTTCCTTCCTCATTTCATGGACGGACAGTTTGTATTTCATGGAAAACATGAGCGAGGAGGAGAGCGTGATAAAATCGATATACCCGACCGTCCTTTCCTCCTGCTCGATACGCTTGAATATACGTTCCCGCAATTCCCCGGTGATTGGCCGGTGGCGTGGCACGTCATCGCCCACCATTTTGCGCAAGTCGGCAATTAGTCGGTTCGTCTGCGGGATATGCGCCAGACGGCGGCGGTAATTGTCGAAATCGTTGTACACCACGGTAGCGTCCGGCTTTTGGCATTTTGCGATGTGCGAGAGCAGTCCGGAACCGCCGAATAGGTCCACGAAAACCGTGTCTTCCGGGAACTGCTCCAATACCTTTATAAACTCCTTGGCGAACATTCGCTTTTGCCCCACGAAGGGGAGCGGGGCGGACAGATACATTTTCCTGTTCATACGTTCAACTCGAATTTGATGTTCTCGTTTCCGGCAAGCAGCTGCTCCGTCCGGCTGATGTTGTTCTCGTAGATATGCACGTTGCCGAGGTTGAGCGTAATGGACTTCAGCGGCAGTTCTATCTGGCGTGACATGAGGTAGAGGTGGTAGATATCGGCGGGCAATCCGAGGTTGGCATCGCTGCTCCGCTGGTATGCCGTCATCACCAGTTCGCCCTGCTCAATCTGGAACTGCACGAGGCTCAGGCACGGTGCTTGGTTGCTCTCCGCATCGGTGGAGCCGAGGAACAGCACGTAGTTCTTGCTGCTGCGTTTCTCCCGGTTGATTCTCGCTATCAGCCCCGGCAGTTTTTCAAAATAGGTGGGATAGCTGTTCACGAGTATGGAGCCGCAATAGTCCCACCAGTTGATGCCCGCCTCGCGGTATTTTTCCACGTTGCGCTCGCCCTGCATGAAGAGCTGCAGCTCGCTTTTCAGTTTCTTCCGCGCTATGGGATGCCCCTCGAAGATGTCAAGGAGGTCGGCAGGGGTGAGCGTGAGCCGCTCGTTCAGGAGATAGCGGCTGTTCCCTTTCCTGTTTTCCTGTGTCTTTCTGGACTCAAGAACCCTGCCCAAGATTTGATAATATTTGTTCATGATGTGCCATTTTGGGGTTACGGCACAAAGGTAGTGTGTGGTATGTTCTCCGCAATGGCGTAGTATGTCAATTACACTGCACACAAATTGCAGTCTGACCGTAGCCGTTTGATAAGCGCGTAAACTTTTCGTTCACTGACGGCATAACGTTCTGCCAATACCGCCACGATATAAGAGACTTTTTCACCCGCAGCGAGTAACCTGTTATAGTCATTATATAGTTCTATATACTGTACGTCATCCATTCGAATACCTACGTTTCGGCAGATTTTTAGCAGTTCCCTGTTCAATTTCAGTATCTCAATCACTTTCATTTCCAATAATTTTTGTACTTTTGCACCGTCTCACTTATTTATGCGCATATAACGCAACCAAAATTTAAAAGCCTGTACAGTGCGAACGAGGGTATTTGCCCCCGGTCGTGCGCTGTACAGGCGTTTTGGTTAAATAAGTAAGTGAGACGACTAATTTAACAGGCCGGGGGCTTTTTTATCCCTCCCCCGAATGGGATTTTCTTGACTATTCCGCTTGGTATTTCTTCAACTCGAAAGCGTCCTTTTTCTTCCATCCGTCAGCCAGTGTGTTCTGGATGTGCTTCATGGCTTTGGTATAGAAGTCTGTCAGTTCCTCCAAAGTTTCAAATGTGTGATAATGCGGCTCCGTATCTGTCCCGAACTTAAATGTTACGGGCAGCGTGTCGCCTCCGGTCTGTACGGCGAGGTCGTATGCCGATTTGTAGTTGAACTGGTTTTCACTCGACAACCATACCGGCACATCCCCGTAACTGAAGCCAGAGAGAATGGCCGTATCCGTCTGTTTGTTGTACCACTCCATGACCGTGGAGCGTATCTCATCATCGGTCGGCTTGTGACCGAATTCCTCCTCCATATATGAGGCATTTCCGTTCTCTCCCTGTTGTACATCCCAGCGGATGCGCCATTTGCCTTTTACGGGGTTGGTGCATTCCAGCAGTGCCATTCCCGCGCTTCCTTCCACTCTTCTCATGTGAATATGTATTTTGTTCTACCTTTGCCGAATGTTTCCGTCTTGATGGTAGTCTCGAAGGGGAATCCGTCCGGCATTTCTCTTACTTGTGCGAGGATGTTCTTCATCTCCTCGCTGTTGGTGAAGAACTTTTTAGGTTCACCGTTCATCTCGATGGCTACGATGCAGCGGTCGTCGCCCTGGTCGGTTTTGATGCCCGTCTCGAAGTCCTTCACCACGATGGGCAGGTTTACCAGTTCCCGGATACTCACAACTGTTCCGGGGAATCGCTTCTTGCCATCTTCGGGCTTGTAAGCGACATTCAAATCCTTAAATGATCTCATTTCTTTGCCTGTTAATTTGTTAAACAACTTATTGCAGTCGGCGTGTTTCGTCATGCCGTAGAAACTGGCAATCAGTTCACGTCTCCTTCTTCTCGATTTTACCTCGTGCATTTTTCTGGCAAACTTCTGTTTGATGCGCTTGCGCAGTCCGACATAATCAGGATGAATGACATAGCCGAGAAAGTCGATACCCTCTTCGACGGGAAATACCCTTTCGTTGGGTTTGATTTCCAGGTCTATCAATTCCATCTGTCCGTGGATAATGTCACGAATCACCCATAGTTCCGCTTTCGTTTTACCGAGTACCAAGCCGTCATCGCAATAGCGGTAGTAATGACGAACCCCGTACTTGTCCTTCAGATAATGGTCTAAAAATACAGACAGGAGCAGGTTGCCCGCCCCTTGTGAGCTTCGCAGCCCGAAACTGATACCCTCCGGAAGCATGGTGACGAACCCTTCAAGTACAGTCAGCAGTTTTTCGTCCTTGAATATCCTGCGGAAACACCATAGGACGAAGTCCTGTCGCACATTGTCGTAGAACCGCTTGATGTCAAACTTGTAGGCATACCGTGTGTTTTCCGGGTCGCTCTGTATGTCGGTGCGTATGCATTTCATCAAATCGTGCGTGCCGCGTCCCTTGATACTCGCGCCTGTAGTCCGGATGTACCGTTTTTGCAGATGGCGGTCCACGATGCTCATCACGGCGAACACTGCGATGCGGTCTTTCATGGATAGTATCTGAAGACGGCGTTTCTTGCCGTATTCCTCAATGTCTCTTTCATGGTACCCTCCAAGTTGAAAAGAGCCGTCAGCCAACGATGCTGTAAGTTCCGCAATGACCTCTTCCCTATGCTCAAGCAGATAGCGGCCTTGCCTCGACCTCTTGCGTTTGGTTCCACGCAGTACGGTATCGAATGCCTCAGCCATGTTGTGGTATTCAATGATTTCCTCTATTATATGTCCCTCTCTGTGCATAGGCTCTGTTTTTTTAACGGAAGGTAACGGCCTTCCTTCCTCCGGGCCTGACTTCTTCGAACCGTTACCGGCCTACCAAACTCCACCCGACACGTGATTTTTCAGCTTTCCAAAACTTTCCAATTCGTTAAAGATTGGAAAGAATTGCTGTTGCTGTGGCTTGCCTCCCTCGGCACTGCGTTTGGGGACACGTCCCCTGTGCTGTACGCCGATTGTTAGATTTCCAGACGCGAGCCGACATTCGTGTTCGTGTTCGAAGCATCGTTATTCGCATTCGCATTCGACACACCGCCATTCGCATTCGCATTGTTGTACCCGCGATAGACCACACGGCCTACTGGGAGGCTCTACCATTGCGGGTGCAAAGTTACTCATAAAAAGCCGTTTATTTGAAATACAGCAAGATAAAGAGCCAAATAAGTGCAGCAAAGCCACCTCCAATGACGGTGAGAAGCCAATCAATACAGTCAAAGTGACAACCATGTAATATGTCTTTAAGTTCAAGGCATGAGGCTGCTACGGCAGCGGAGTATAGTGCGTTCCAAGGTGATAACGCGCAAATTCCGACGAGAAAACCGCCTATGAGGTGCTTGTAGCGGTTAGATGTTTTGAAAAAAAGAATGATTTTGTCCATAACTTGATGTGTTTTGAAAAATTGTTATTACCTTTGCACACGGAGTTTTGAGAGAATGGCGTACTGGCATTTGAGACCTAATAGCCGCTCTTGATGCTCCGTTTTTTTATATGTCATTTATTGAGTACATGAAATAGCGTCTCTCAATTTGTCCGCTTGGTCTTTGATAGACCTGTTTGGCCACGTTCAACCTTACCCATTGTCCCCGTATCTGTGCCTTGAAGTAGTAGAAATGCTCGATGCCGTCCGTCCTTGGATGAGTCAGTGGCGAGTCATCGATGTATGAGGCTGCATCGAGGATATTTCCCAAGTCCTTCAGGTCATCCTTTGACAGGATGCGTGACCTTCCGAACGTATCGGAGAAGAGGTGGCTGTTGCCATACTTCGTGAAGCCGATGTTTAGGTTCTTGTCCCTGGCGGTTTTCGTCACGGATTTGCCCAGCAACGGTTCCATCTCGTGCAGGTAATGGGTGCGTTCGATGGCCCGTTGTGTCTTTGTCCTGTCTCCGGCGCATTTCTGCAAGATGGCACAGGCTGAGCACAGTTCGTTGTCCGGTACGAAAGCCAGCTTCAGCTTGCCTTTCGCCACATCGCAGTCCCGGCACCGACGTATGGTGTAGGGATTGTAGTCCGGCACGGTCTTCTGCTCCTTTCCGGCGTTGAAGTGGAAGATGCCCTTTGAATCCCGTTGTAGTGCTTCCTCTCCGAGCACCATCGCCTCGTCGTGCGGCGTGGCGGGGTACTTCGACTTGCGTACCTGTACGACCGTACACCGGCAGTTCCATCCGTTCGGTGGGTAATACTCTTCCCAGAACGGGTCGGTGATGGGCAGCGTCACTCCATGCAGCGCGGCGTGTTCCGGGCGTACTTTGTCGTCCTTTGCCGTGCGGTACTGGAGATAGTAGCGGTCGCCATCCTCCATGAACTTTTCCCATTTGGCCGCCATCTCAGCGGACGACTGCACGAAGTTGTATTCAGCCCGGAGATAGTTGGAATTGTAAGTACTGTCAATCTTGCGGACATCGTTCAAGAACCGTTCGAACGGTTTTCTATTGCCGTTCTCATCGAGCAGGGACGGGAACGCCTCGTTCAACTCGTGAAAGGTTTTCATGCCGGAGAATATGTAGTCGGAGCGTGTGAGGCGGCGACGCATGGCCTCGGACATCTCCACCTGCTTGAATCCTGAATCCAGCACAGCAGCATGGGCATCGATGAACTCCTGCACCTTGGGCTTGGCAAGCACCTCGATGCGGAACTCCGACCCTTTGAGGGAATAGAGCGTCTGCATCATGCCGTCGAAGAGCGACGATAGTTCCTTGCGAATCTCGTCCTCGCGATCCTTGGAGAGCTTCAACGGCTGCGGCGCAGCTCCCAGCCATTCGGCATAACGTCGGTGCAGCCCCGAATAGTCATCGGGGCTCAGTCGAAAAAACGGGAATGTGCGTTTTGCTGTTTCTTCTTTTTGTCATCCTGTTGTCCAGTCTTTTCCGCGTTGTTGCCAGTGTCCGGCATCATGACCGGTTCCGGTTTCTCCTCGCACGGCATCCCGTATTTTTCCTCGAAATACTGGGGCTTGACCTTGTAGTGCTGCAGCACCATTTCTTCGTATGCCTTCTGCTGTTCCGGCGTGTAGTCCACCGCGTCGTCCCACTCAAAGCGCAGCCCCTTGACAGGGAAACCGTGGCGCACCATGCGCGGGATGAGCTGGTTGTTCACGATGTCGCGCAGCATATCGCAGTCGCTCTCCACAAGGTTCTGGAATACCTCCAGGTGCGTTTCCGACTGTGACAGGCTGCTTCCGTCCTCGATGGTCATGGTCTGCCCGATGACGAGCTTGGAGAGTTCCGAGTTGGCGCGGTCGATGCGCTTGTCATAGACGTTGTAGGCATCGCCCTTGCCGCTCTCCACGAATTCAATCTCCGTGTCCTGACCTGCCACCATCGAGAGGCTTGCCCCGGCCTCGCGCAACATCTTGTCGAGGCGGTCAATCTCCTTCTTGTCGCGGGATGTCGTCCGTGCGATGCGCATGGGCATCCCGAAGATTTCCCCAAAGGTGTCCCAGAACGCCAGCATGTTCTTCTTGGGTATGGTCTGTGTGGCCGCCTTGAGATACAGTCCGAGGTCATCGGGCCGTCCGGCTTCGATGAGCCAGTCCGTGAACGGGGCTTCACGGTAACTGATGCCCGTGGTCCAGTCTTGTCCGAGGTCGGTAATGACCCGCCCGTATTCCGGGATAACGTGCTTGCGGGGCAGGAGCTTCACATCGGAATAACAGACGCAGCCGTCGCCGTCGGTGGCAAGTTCCCCCAGTTCGATGAGCGAGTGCCCCCAAAAGTTCGCTTCCAACGCATAGCGCAGCAGTTGCTTGAACCATGCCTGGTCGAAGTAGTGCAATGCCTTTTCGTTCTCGTCTCCTTTTTCGTCCACGATCTTGAACGACTTTGCCATGACGAAGCCCCTGCGCTGTTCGACGCATCCGGAAAGGTGTAGGTCCACTTCCACGTCGCGGTATATGTCGTAAAGCCGCTGCCGGTTGGGGCTGTCCACGTTGATGGCCAGTTGCCATGCCGTGCGCCAGTCGGCGATGTCCTTCCGGGTGAGCGCGTCGGTGGTGCGCTGCAGTTCGATGACCATTTTCTGCACGCGCTTGCGGTTTTCCTTCTTGGCAAGGTTAAAGTCTCCGTATGGCGTGTGCAGCACATCTCGTGGCTTGGGCGGGAACAGGCCGCTGAAAAAGTTTTTTATATCCATATTGTCACCAATTATGTCTTAATTGTTTCTGTGAGCTGTAAGCGAGCATGCCTCCGGTCGGTTCCCCGTCCTCGTCCACTGCGAGTGGCAGGTCAGGCAAGATTTTCCCCGCCTGTACGCCTTCCAGCCATTCGATGGCCCGCTTGTAGCGTTCCTCCCGTATTTCCGCACCCATCTTCTGCGGCATGGCGGCACTCATGTGGTAGAGCGCGATGTCGCAGGTGTACATGACGACGAGTCGGTTCCTGTCGTCCCCCTCTGCGGCGAACACCGCCACGCAGTCGTACTTCGGGCGCAGGTATCCGGAAATTTCCTCCTGTGCCTCCTGTTCCGCGTTGGCTCGGTTCTCCTGTGAGGTCTGCGACACCACTTTCAGCGCGGAATCACCGATGACTACCTTGTAATCCTCTTCCGTGATAAACATAAGCACTTCCTGCTTTTATTGGGTTACATACAAGGCACGTTTCTCAATGTCGGCTACCGTCACGCCTTTTCGGAACCGGTGTGCGCGTACCAGTTCCCGGACGGTCTGTTTCGGTACGATCTTCAGCCCTCCGTTCAGGAAAATCACCAGATACTTCATCCCGAAGAGCCGGGACAGTTTGTCCGCCTTCTTGACGGCACGCTTGAATTTCCAAGCGAAAATGATGTCTTTTATTAGTTTTATCATACTACCAACTGTTTTTGGCGGTCGGCCTTTTGCCGAACACCGGTTGAAAACTCTCCTGCCTCGTGTTCCGTTGCAGTATCCATATCGCACCCTCGTCCGCGTCCGGCGCGTCGTCATGTATGCGGCTGCCATGTTCCAGTGCCAGTGTCTGTTCGATGCCCACCTGCATGTCCGGGTCATCCTTCTTCGCCTCGTTGTAATAAATGAACCCGCGCTCCCAAAGCGGACTGACCGCCTCGATGCGCTGGAGCTTGTCCGGCTTCTTTCGCTTGTCCGGCATGATGGGCAGCTGGTACCCGCGCAGGTTTCCCTCCACGGCGAACTCGTCGAGAATGACATCCTGCATGAAATTCGCCTCCATGAAGAATAAAATAGAAGCGGTATCACGTGTGCGCTCGTAGAGGTCATAGAGCCACCGTACCATCTCGCCGACAGTTGCCTGACGCACGAAGCAATCTATGAGGTGCAGTTCGCTTCCTATTTTGCCCCACAGGCGGCACGCCTTGTAGTCGTTGGAGGTGGCGCTTTTGAACGACGGGTCGGTGTAGCATACCAGCATCTCGTATTTCGTGAGCTTCGGCAGACGCTTGTAGCGTATCCAGTCCGCGCGGAAGATGGTACCGTCCACGATGGGGTTGTGCATCATCTCCTTCTCCCATGCCCGGTAGCCCACGAAGTCGCGGTAAAGCTGCGCCTCCTCTTTCGTCCACTTCTCCTTCCATACCGGCTCTCCGTTCTTATCCACCGCCAGTATTTTCGAGAGAAACACGCCTTTCGTGCGCGAGATGTTGAAAAGGACGGAAGTCTTGCTGATGAGGTTGCCCACCATGATGAACCGCCCGCGCCCCACGTCGAGCGCGCCGAACAGTGCTTCCTTCACCCAGTCTGTCAGGTCATGCACGCGCTTCTCGTTGCGGCAGAGTTCGTCATCGTCGAGGTCGTCGATGACAATGTAGTCAGGACGTGCCTCGCGGTCACGCAAGCCTCGTGGTGACTGTCCGCGTCCGCAGGCAAGGAACTTGACCCCGTTTGCTGCCTTGAACTCGCCTTCCTGCCACGATGCCGACGCACGCTGTTTGCCGAAGTCGGCGATGATGCGCTGGTTATGCTCCAGTTCCGCCTGTATGTCGCCCAGCAGCCGGACGGCACTATCCTCGCTTTTCCCGACCACCACCATGAAACTGATGAGTCTTTTGGGCTGGAACATGAGCCATAGCGGCACGAATATGTCCATGTGTGTGGATTTGGCGTGTCCGCGCGGCCACATGAACACAGCCTTGAGGTCGGGCGTGGAGCGGATTTTCCGTGCTGCCTCGTTGTGGAACGGTGCGTTATGCACGGTGCGTATGACCTCCCCTGTTGTCTTGTCGCGCAGCGTAAGGAAGTGCGGGAAGTAATACTCGCAGAATGCGGCATAGTTGGACCGCAGTCGGGCGATACGCCTGTCACGCTCCGCCGGCGCCTCGTTGGCAAGCAATGCGGTGTCCGTGATGGACTGAACCCGTTTGCAGTGTTCCTTCCATTGCTCGTAAGCCTGTTTCTTTTCTGCTGCAGTTGCCATAGGTAGCCTCTTACTTTATGCCCATCTGCTCGGTGATGTACATGTCCTGGTACTTGTTGATGGCCTTGATGAGGTCCGGTGTCACGTCCGGGTCGATGGTGGAGCGGTACTCTATCCACTTGGAGAACGCCATGAACACCTCGATGGCATCCACCACGTTTGCCTTCTTGTCGAGTTTCTCGATTACGGAGGACAGTTTGGCGAGCTTATCGCCAAGTCCGGCGACAAGCGTGGGGTCTTTGGATTCGTTCACCTGTGTGATGAGCGTGTCGATGGTCAGCAGCAGTTTGTTTACCAGTTCGGGGCGTGTGACGTTTTTCGCCGCACGTGCCTCTTTCCATCCCTCGGTGTTGCACCACTTGGAAATGGTCACACGGGAGACATCGACCTTTTCGGCAATCTCCTGCTGCTCCATGCCCGCCATGTACAGTGATCTGGCGAGTGACTTTTTCTTCTCTGTTTCTGCCTTTGTCATTTCTGATAAAGTTTATAGTTACACATATAGCAGGCGTTTTCAACGCCTGCAGGAACTGTTTTGCATGTGCAAATTTGCGGTGTTTTGATGCGTTCGCCAAAAAGTCGTGAAACGGTTTCATAGAAGTGTGCAACCATTTCATACTTTTTTGTCTGTTAGCGGATTACCCAGTAATATTGCAGTGCGAAACGCAAAAAATAACAGAGTAATGAGCAAACGAGTACGCATTTCAAACGACAGCCTGAACAGTTACGGGACACGTGTCCTGACGGCAGGCATGAACGTGGAGCAATACTGCCGGAATCCGGTGCTGCTCTACATGCACGAGCGCGGCAACGTGATAGGCTATGTGAAGGACATCAAAGTGGAGAACAACGAGGTGACCGGCGAACTGGTGTTCGATGAGGCGACTGAACTGAGCAAACGGTGCAAGAAACAGTTTGAGTTCGGCAGCCTGAAAATGGTCAGCGCGGGGCTCGACATCATAGAGATGAGCGAGGACAATGCGCACCTTGTCGCCGGGCAGACCAGCCCGACCATCACCAAAAGCAAGTTGTTCGAGGTTTCCGTGGTGGACATCGGTGCCAACGATGATGCCCTCGTGCTGAAAAAGGACGGCAAACGAATCACATTGGGCAGGGACGGCGAGTGTCCACTGCCGGAACTGAGTAATAACCATCAAAAAACAAAAAGCGAAATGGAAAACAAAGCCATTGCCCTGCAGCTGGGCTTGCCGGAAACGGCGACTGATGCCGAGATAGCGGAGAAAATCGGCGCATTAAAAACGGCCGGTGAGGAGAATGCGAAACTCCAAAAGGAGAATGACGCACTGACTCTGGCGAACATTACCTCCCTTGTGGAGAAAGCCATCGGTGAGAAACGCATCGGAGCCGAGAACAAACAACAGTTCATCGACCTTGGGAAAAAGATTGGTGCGGAGGATTTGGAAAATGTTTTATCTACCATGTCACCGCAGGTAAAACTCTCTGCCGTCCTCGGACCGCATGGTACCGCCAAGACGGAAACGGCCACCTACAAGAAACTGAGCGAAGTCCCCGGCGACAAATTGCTGGAGATACGTGAGCAGCAGCCGGACGAGTACAAGCGGCTGTACAAGGCCGAGTATGGCATGGAGTGTAAAATCGAAGACTAAATTATCAATCCTTTAAAACGAAACAGAAATGAGCAGAAAAATTGTAATGCTTTTGGCCGCCGTCCTTTTCAACTGCATGACGGGTGGAATGTTAGCGGCCGTAGCGGGTGTATCTCCTACCACTGGTATGCTTTGCATGAACGCCGTGGGTCTCCTTATGGGGATGTCCGGCGAGGCAACGCCCGTGCTGCGTGTCGGTGTCTATACGGAGATTTGGACCGGTGAACTGGTGAAAGTCCTCCGTAACGGTCTTGCCGGTTCATGGCTGGACGGTGTGCCCGACCAGTCGAGTATTGTGAACAACGATGTCATCCATTTGATAGAGGTAGGCGTGGACCCTGATGTGCTTGTCAACAACACAACTTATCCGATTCCTTTGCAGGCGTTGGATGACAAGGATATCGCCATTTCCCTTGACAAGTTCCAGTCGAAAGTGACCCCAATCACTGATGACGAACTGTACGCTATCAGCTACGACAAGATGGCGCGTGTGAAAGAGAGCCACGGCAACGCCATCAACGATGCGAAGTTCGCCAAGGCCGCCCATGCGCTATGCGCCACCGAGCACACGAAAACAACCCCGGTATTGAAGACTTCCGGTGAGGTTGACTCTGAGACCGGGCGTAAGCGTCTTACACCTAACGATCTTGTAGAGATGAAGCGCGCGCTTGACAAGCTGAAAGTGCCTTCGGAGAACCGCCGCCTGGTGTTGTGCCCCGACCATGTGAACGACCTGTTGCTTGTGGACCAGCGTTTCCGCGAGCAGTACAACATCGACCGCAACACCGGCAAGGTAGGCAACCTGTACGGTTTTCAGATATACGAGTACGGTAACAACCCCGTGTACACGACAGCCGGGAAGAAGAAGGCCGTGGGTGCCGCGGCTGCCGACGGCGAGTTCCAGTGCTCTTTCGCTTTCTACACGCCCCGCGTGTTCAAGGCCACCGGCTCGACAAAGATGTATTTCAGTGAGGCTCAGAAAGACCCGGAATACCAGCGCAACAAGATTAACTTCCGCCATTACTTCATCTGCATGTTCAAGAAAGCGGATGCCGGCGTGGTGATGATGAGCGGCACCGGCAGCACATCCGGAGGCAATGCGTCCGGCGGAACCACGGGCGGGGAAAATGCAGGAAACTGATTGACTGATGGCAAGGCGTGAACTGAAATACTTAGTCATCCATTGTACTGCTACTCCGGAGGGACGTGAGGTGAGTGCGGCAGATATCCTCCACTGGCACACCGACCCCGTGAGTAAGGGCGGACGAGGCTGGAAACAAGTTGGCTACACAGACCTTATCCATCTGGACGGAAAGGTGGAGCGGCTTGTGGACAACAACGAGGACGCATGGGTGGACGACTGGGAGATAACCAACGGAGCGGCAGGCTACAACAGCGTGAGTCGCCATGTGGTGTACAGCGGCGGGTGTGCCAAGGACGGAAAAACCCCGAAGGACACCCGTACGAATGGCCAACGGACGGCATTGGAACACTACGTGAAAGACTTTCACAGCCGTTTCCCAAAGGTGAGAATCATCGGTCACAACGGGGTGGCGGCGAAAGCCTGTCCGAGCTTCGACGTGCAGAAGTGGCTGAAATCAATAGGTATAAATCAATAAAAAGCGAGTGGCATGGAATTCAGTGAAATCTTGAACATCGTTCTCGGCGGTGGACTTTTCGGCACGGTGGTGACTATCGCCACCTTGCGCTCGACTGCCAGGAAAGCGAAAGCGGAAGCGGTGAAGGCAGAGGCCGATGCCGAGTCGGTGCGTATAGACAACGCCGAACATGCCACCCGCATCCTTATGGAGAACATCGTAAAACCCTTGAAAGATGAATTTGGTGAAACAAAGGAAGAACTCATGGAAACGAAGAAGGAACTTGCCCGCAACACGCGCGAGATGGCCCGGCTCAGAAAGGCGCTTGACGGTGCTAACAGTTGCGAGCATCGTGACGGCTGCCCTGTGCTTGATCGGTTGCGCGAGCAGCCGAAAGACCGTGGCGGCGAAAGAACAGGTACGGACAGAGGACAGGGACAGCACCGTGAACGAAACACGGTATCTGACCGTGGAGCCAATCCCGAAGTCGGAAGTGAGCCTGACCCTGAATTTGGACAGCCTCCTTGACCTTCCGTCCGGCGCATCGTACCACGCGAAAAGCGGCAGGACGAACCTTGACGTGAGCAAGGGTACAAAACCGGGAACCGTTGTGGTATATGCCTCGTGCGACAGCCTGCAAAGGCTGGTGGACTACTACGAACGGCTTTCCGCCGGATATAAGGAAACTATCGACCGCCAGAGGGAGGAAGTGAAGGAAGAAAAGAAGCCTCCCAACGCGTGGTGGAAGATATTGACAGCATTAGCAGCCGGATTTTTGGCCGGCATAGTAATAACCCTCAAAATCAAGAGACGAAATGAAAAAGAGCGATAAACTCATTTATGGTATAGCCCAGTTGAAGTTCAACGAAAAAGTTGTAGGTTGGATTGAGAAGGGCTCGTTTGACTGGGGAGGTAAAAAGCCGGAGAGCACCGATGTGGAGGCAGAACAAGTTCCAGATGCCCCGGTGGATTCCCTACAGCAGAAGAACGGTACGATCAACCCGACATTCAACTTAATCCAGTTGGACTATAAGAACCTCCAGTTGAGCTTAGGAGGTACGCTGGAAGGCCTTGAAGGAGCACCGACCGGCTGGTGTGCGCCATCTGAACTAATAGAGTTGAAAGGCCCGTGGCAGATAGACTTCATGAGCGGTCGCCGTTGCAGCATCCCGAACGGCAAACTGTTGAGTAACCTTGGCGGCAAGCTGACACTGACGGAAGTGTCGAAAGTGGAGTGCGAGATAAGGGTGATGAAGCCGGAAGAAGGCGGTTCTCCTTATAAGATTGTGGATATCCCGTCAGACGATCAGGCATAGCGTATGGAGCGCATGATAGAAAAAGAGGCGGCGGAGGCACTCCTTGACCGGGGTGTCTCCGTACCGTTTAAGGATATTCGTATTCCTTGGCGCAAGAAGCCTTTTACAATACGTATGACAATGCGCCGGCCTACACTGTCGGCGCAGATAGAGATAGCGCGCCTTTACCTGGACATGGGCGTGACGACAGAAAAGGTGGAGCAGATGTCGAAGATGCGGCAGATGGCCTTTCTGGCCACACATGGTAAAACCTTGTCGCGCATCATGGCCTATACAGTGTGTCGCGGTTATGTGCTGCGGCATCTCTTCATAGGACTGTTGGCGTGGGCTATCCGCAATTTTGTGGAATACAAGTACCAGGTGGCCGCTGTACGCACGTTCGAGTCGCTGATGGGCACAGACCCTTTTACACCCATTATCAGCTCTGCCGAGCGGACGAATCCGATGAGGCTGAGACTGAGCCAAAGAATGAAGGGGAGTTAAGGACCAAGTATGAAGGTTCCCATAGCCCTTTCGGTTTTGTGTGGCAAATAGCAGCGGCGACGGGATGGAGCGTGAAGTATATCCTGTATGGCGTAAATTATCAAACCCTGATAATGATGCTGAGCGACGCTCCGCGTTACCGACGTGTCCGGACAAAAGTTCCGGGTGGCGGCCATATCGAGGGCAATGCCGCCCCTGAACCCATCGATGCCGATGTGGCCAGTGCCGAAGCAGAAGAATTATTGGGATTTTTTCAAAGCCAATTAAAGTAAAACGTAATGAGCAAGCCAGTAGAAATAGAATTCCTCATGAAAGACAACCTCAGCGGCGGTCTTGACAAAGCCGGCCAGTCGGTGGACAACCTGATAGACCGTGCCAAGGCCGCTTCCGAGGCTATTAACGTAAAAATAGCCGAGCAGCATAAGGTCATTGGCGGTGTGGCTGCCGACCTCGACCGCATGGAACGGCTGCTTGCCGGCATGAAGCCCGGTACGGCACAGCGTGACCTTGCCGCAGACGTGGTTGCCTGCCGGAAGGTTCTGGACGAGGAACGCGGTGCTCTGGCAGCACTGGAGCAGCAGCACCGCCAGGCTGAAAAGGCCGTGAGTGACCTCGCCAAGGAGCATGACAAACTCGCCGGTTCTGAGGAGAAAGCCGCCATTTCCCAACTGAGCCTTGCTGAAAGAATAGCCGAGAGTAAATCCTTGATAAAAGGAACCCAGGCGGCCATCAAGGAATTGGAAAAATCCTACAAGAACGCCGCTCCGGGCAATGCACAGAGTGCCGCCCTTGCCGAACTGAATGCCGCCAAAAAAGCGTTGGAGGAAGAAAAACTTATCCTTGCTTATTTGACTGCAGAACAGGATAGGAACAAGGAGAGTAACAAACGCCTGTCGATGCAACTCCGTGAACTCCAGGATTCAATGGCCAAAATGCGCCTGGAAGGCCGACAGGACAGCGAGGAGTACCGCAAGATGGCTGCTGAAGCGGCCAACCTTTCGGATACCATTGCCGACTTGCGTACCCAGACGAATATCCTCAGCAATGACGATGCAAACCTTCAGGGCTTCATGTCCGGCGTGAGCGGCCTTTCCGGTATGTTTACGGCCGCCACCGGTGCATTGTCCCTGTTTGCATCCGAGAATGAGAACCTTGCCAAGGTACAGGCGAGGGTTCAGAGCGTGATGGCCGTTACCATGGGGTTGCAGCAAGTGTTCAACACGCTGAACAAAGACAGCGCATTCCGTCTGGTGACCGTCGTGAAGATGAAGAATCTCCTAACGGCGGCCAATACACGTCTTGCCACTTCATTAGGCATATCCACCGTGGCGGCACATGCACTCATGGCCACGCTGACATTAGGCCTGTCTGCCGTTATTACCGGCCTGATTGTGCTTTGGAACAAATACAGTGATGCGCAGGAAGAAGCCGCGCGGAAAGCGCAGGAAATGGTGGAGATAGAGAGCGAGGGCCGCGCCCAGATGATAAAGACCCGGTTTGAGATAGACAGTACCATCCGCAGCTTGAAGGAGTTTTCCGGCAGCAAGGAAGAGGAGAAGAGAAAAACAGATGAACTGAACCGCAAATACGGTGAGGCTTTTGGGTATTATGATACGGTGGCCGAATGGTATGACATCCTCACACAGAAGTCAGCCGACTACATCCAGATGCTGTTCCTTCAGGCCAAGGCACAGGCAATGGTGAACAAGGCAGTAGAAGCGGATGACAAACTCAATAAGATAAAGGCGACCAGTCAGGATGATGTGGAAGGGTCGATTGGCTGGTTCAGGAAAAGCATGTTGTATTTTGCCCAGGCATCGGAGCCCGGTGTGCAATTTGATGCCCAGGCGGCCATCGATGCCCACAACAAGGCCGCCAAGGAAAAGGCGATAAGAGATGCGGAGGCGGAACGTGAAGACTATCTCCGCCAGGCGGAAGAACTTACCCGGCAGGCTGCACAGGTGGGCAAGGACAGCCATATAGGCGGCCATACAAAACCGGACGGTCCTAAACCGACAAACGGCAAGGGCTACGATCCACAAAAAGAACACGAGCGTGAGATGGCTGCGGAACTGCAACGCGCGCAGGAACTGCAACGGTTGCGCTGGGAAAACGAGCAGGCAAGCATCAACCAAATGGCAGAAGGCAGCGAGCGGCGTATCCGGCAAATCAAACTGGACTATGACCAGGAGATTGCCGAGATACAGGCACAGGAGGAAAAGTGGCGCGATGCGCAAGACGGGGAACTCACTGCGGAACAAAGAAGTGCATTGACAGACGCCTATGCACTGGCGCAGGGAAGCATGGAGGGAAGAGTCCGCGAGGTAGAGGACGATGAAGTAAAGAAAGGCAAAGAGAAGTTGAACAGCCTGCTGGAACAATACAAGGACTATGACCAGAAACGGCGCGGCATTGATACCACATACGCGGCTGACATGGAAGTGCTGCAGGAGGAATTGAACCGCTTGCGGGAAAGCGGAAGTGATACGGCGGAGGTGGAAAGCAGCATCCATGCCCGGACGGAAGCCTATCGTAGGGAAATTCAGTCATTAGAGAACGAGATACTGCAAAGCACGGATTTCTATGACAAGTTGTTTGCGGACACCTCTGAAAAAGGCTATAAGGTTCTTAGGGACTTTTACGCACAGGCGAAGGAGGTGCTGGCGAATGCGAAGGTGGGTGGCGACGGTGTGGAAATCAGTGTGCCCTACAAGGATGCCGACGGGAAATTCGTCCAGAAAAGCGTAAAGGTGACCGTGGCAGAGTTCCAGAAGATGAAGAAGCAGGTTGATGCCATCCGTAAGCAATTGGAGAAGAACAACCCCTTCACTTCATTCCGTACGGCATGGAAAGACCTGACGAAGGCCATGAAGGAAGGAGGGGATGTGAGCGGTGCGGTGAAGAACCTGAATACGAAAGGCAAGGAACTGACCAAGACCATAAAGGGATGGGGAGACAGCCTGGGTGCGGTGTTCGGTGACCGTTTCTCGCAGTCGATGGAGGAAATGCTCACCTTTTGTGACGGCGTGATGGACATGGGTACGGGTATCGCACAGATATGGAGCGGCGATATCGTAGGCGGCATCACCAATGCCCTGAGTGGTCTGTCAAGCATCGTATCGATGTTTACAAGCTGGAAGGAGAAGATGGAGGAGATGAAACGGCAGTGGTACATCGCAGAGATAGAGACGAACCGTTCCATCCGTGAACGTGCCGAGATATATGCCGCCGACCAAAGCAAGATAAGCAACATCATCAAGGATGTGGAGACGCTGAACTGGCTTGTTGCCAAAGGCTACGCAAAACCTGCGAGCGTGAGCGTATGGGAGGCACAGTCGGCCGCTTTGGAACAGTACCAGAAAAACTTGAAAGCTGAAGCTGCATCATACGACAACCTCTGGAACCGGCTGCAGGGCAGTAATGGCTATTACGAATGGGGTAACTCCCTGAACGGAGGTTCCGCCGAATGGAGTTTGCGTGGATATAGTGCCGAGCAGATAGAATTATGGTACAACCAGAATAAACTGAGCAATGCGGCCCGTGACTACTACGAGGCTTGGGTGGCGAGCGGCAAGAGCATAGAGGAACTGAAGCAGCACATAGAGGAGTGCTATCAGAGCATGCAGGAGATGGTGATGGGCGTATCGTTCGACAGTTTCCTTACGAATGCCCGTGACGTCCTGAAGCAGATGCGCAGTGATGTGGGTGCGTTGGGTGAATTCACGGAAGACACCCTCTCGGAATCCTTGCTCAACGCTTTCATGTATAAAGACCTTGCCAAGGTATTGGAGCCTCTCTATGACGAGTTGTCGGAACACCTGATAGACGGTACTGCAGACCGGAATTACCTGGAGAACTGGCGTCGACGCTTCGAAGACACGATGAGTGCGGCCAACGACCGTCTGGACGCCATCAGCGAAGCGACCGGCATCGACCTCGGCGACAGCAGTGGTACGAGCCAAAGTGCGAAAGTCGGCGGTTTTGCCGCCATGACGCAGGATCAGGGCACCAAGTTGGAAGGTATGTTCACGAGCGGGCTTCAGCACTGGAGCAGCATGGACGATAAGATGGAGAACGTGTCAGAGAAGATGAACGCTGCAGAGAATCATCTGGCGAAGATAGAGGAGAACACCGGAAAGAGCGCGGAACACCTGGAAAAGATAGCGGAAAACATGGTGAAAATCATACGTGACGGACTAAAAGTAAAGTGATATGGACAAGATACTGAGCGGACTGGTGCTGATGAACGGCACGGACATCTGGACGGAATACGGCGTGTTCCTGGCCGAGGAGAAGCGCGGTGGCATGGACAACCTGACGGCGATACTGACACCGAGCAAGGCCAAGAAAGACACGGCTGTCAATATCAGGGAAGAGCAAGGCGAAAAATACTCCGCTGTGCTGACACCGAGGAACGAGCCGCGTGACGTGACCCTCTGCTTCGCCCTGTATAACAAGACTCAGGCGGGATGGCTGAAGAACTATTTTTCCTTCATCAACTTCCTGAAGGCGGGCAACGGTGGCTGGCTGGACATCCACTTCCCCCAACTTGACCTGACGCTACACGTGAAATACACGGACAGCACGAAGTTCACTCCGCTGACTTATATATGGAAAGAGGGTGTCCATGCCGGCCGGTTCAAGGTGAAGTTCCGTGAGCCGGTTCCAATTATCTAACCGCATTATAACAACGTTCAAATATGCTTCTAACAATATACGACAGATACGGTCAGGTAAGGGCTGAGGTCGCGGCCAATGACAGCAGCACCCAGCAGAAGGAGATTCAGGGCGACAACGTCCTGACCCTCTCCTTCACGCATTACGAACATGTCCCTTTGGACGTGAACGACTACACGGACTTCGAGGGCGAGCGTTACTGGCTTCAGGAGAAGTACGCCCCGAAGCAGAAGAGCGAGTCGGAGTGGTCGTATGACCTGAAGCTGTACGGCATAGAGAGCCTGATAAAACGTTTCCTTGTACTGGAGACGACAGACGGCGACGGGGAGCCGGTATTTACCTTGACGGCCACGCCGAGGGAACATGTGGCAATGGTGGTGAAGTGCATCAACAACGGCATGGACCACACCACGGACTGGAAGGTGGGCCGGGTGGACGGAACGGCCCTTATTACCATCGACTATGAGGGCAAGTTCTGCGATGCGGCCCTGAAAGAGATAGCCGAGAAAGTGGGTGGGCAGGCCGAATGGTGGGCGGAGGGACAGACGGTGAACGTGTGCCGCTGTGAGCACGGCGAAGAGATAACGTTGGGCTACGGCAAGGGGCTGACGGAACTGGAGTGCGACACCTCGAACACGGAGGGCTTCTACACCCGTCTGTTCCCGATAGGCAGTACGCGGAACATCGCCCCGGAGAAATACGGCCACAGCCGCCTCATGCTGCCCGACGGCAGGAAATACGTGGAAGTGCATACCGACGAGTACGGCATTTACGACCGTTACGAGAAGGACGCTTTCAGCGGCATATTCCCAAGGCGTACAGGAACGGTGAGCAGCGTGCGCAGCGTGGATACGAAGGACGAGGACGGCAACGCCTTCACGATATACTATTTCAAGGACGAGAGCCTGAACTTCGACCCCAACGGATACGAACTGGCGGGCGAGACCAAGCGTGTGTCGTTCCAGGACGGCGACCTGGAGGGGCAGGGTACTGACGAAGACCACTACTTCGAGGTGAACTACGACAGCAAGACACGTGAGTTCGAGATTATCACGATATGGCCCTACGATGACGGTCGCCAACTTCCGGGCGGCGCATTGGTGCCGCGGGCCGGCGACCACTATATCCTGTGGAATATCCGTATGCCGGACGAGTATTACCCGATAGCCGAGGCCGAGTTCCAGGAAGCGGTGGACAAATTCAACGAGGAGCACTGGCAGGACATCAGCGTGTACAAGGCGCCCACCGACCACGTGTGGATAGAGGACAACCATGCCGATTTATACGTGGGACGGCGCGTGCGGCTGGAGAGCGGCAAGTACTTCCCGGAAACGGGCTACCGGAGCAGCCGCATCACCAAGATAACGCGGAAGGTGAACCTGCCCTCCCAGATGGATCTGGAGATAAGCGACGCCCTTCAGACCGGTGCGCTGGAGAAAGTGAACGACAGCATCGGCGAGGTGAAAAGCTACGTGAAGGGTAAAACCGAGAGCCTGGGCCTGCCGGACATCATACGCTCGTGGGACAACACGCTCCCGACAGACAACAACCTTTTCTCCGCCCGCCGCAGCCAACAGGAATTCCTGAACAAGAAGAAAGCTGACCGGGCGAAGAAGAAAATCACGTTTGAGGAAGGCATCGGCATCGGTCAGGAAGAGAACGGGGAAATCGACGGCGAGGGCAACGCCCGCCTGTTGAGCGCGGTGCTGCTCCAGTTCCTGCGCAGCCCGAAATTCGTGGACGGGCTCTTGGGCGAGGGCTGGCAACTTTGGCTGGACGAAAACGGACTGGCCAACCTGACGGTGGACAAGTTAACCGTCAGGCAAATCATGGTCATTCTGGAACTTCTCATCGAACGTGTGCGGAGCGTGGGCGGCCAGTTGTGCGTGAGTGCCGCCAACGGCAAGATAAAAGCCGTGGAGGATCAGGGGGACTATTACCGCATCACTTTTGAGCATGACAACACCTTCGTGGCGCACGACCTGATGCGCTGTGCCACGTTCAAAAACGGCACTGAGCAGCATGCCTACTGGGTGGAAATCACGACAGCCGGCACCGCTGGCATACAGGTGGCCAAGAGCGAGTTCGGCGGTGTGGCACCCGCAGCCGGGGACGAGTGCGTGCTGATGGGCAACACGGAGAACCCGTTGCGCCAGAACCTCATCCTGATAAGCGCGACGGAGGACGGCCAGCCGCGCATCGACGTGTATAACGGTGTCAAGGGCAAAGGCTTCGCCGGCAGTCTGCGTACCCGGCTGGGCAACTTGGACGGCATCAGCGACGACAGGTTTCCCACCGACAACCAGCCCCACGGCGACGGCATCTATTCCGATAACGCCTACTTGAGAGGTACGTTCCTGCTTGTCACCGGCGAGGACATCAAGACAAAGATTGAAATCACCGAGGGCAAGATACAAAGTGCCGTGGACGGCCTCCGTGACGACTTTACAGGCGAGAAAGGCTACCTGAACAATGCCTCCTTCGCCTCCGGTCTGGAGAAGTGGAACACCGAGAACGAGACCGTTTTCTTCCTTGCCGGGAACAAATGGGTCTGGGCAAATAATAACGTGCTGACGAAGAAGGGCGACGGCGCGAGCGTCGTGACCGACATGGGGCGCACGGTGGTTCGCATCCGGAACAAATACATCGTGCAGAAGCATGAAAACCTGCGGAGCATCCCCGCGATGGGTACGGACGGTGACGGCAACAAGACCGCCCTGCCCGTGTATCTTAGCTTCATCTACCGTTGTGCCGAGGCCGGGACGTTGAAAGTAAGTTTCGAGGGTGTGGACAAGACCGGCTTCGCCAACTTCAACAGCATGGAGGTGGAGGAGGAACTGGGCGTGACGGAGGGCTATGTGCAGTACACCTGCGACGGCCTTTGGAACGGCACCGGCGACTTCCGTCTGGAGTTCGACGGGGACATCTACCTCTATATGCTTATCCTTAGCACCGACAAGGTGGAGAACCTGACGTACAAGTATCGGACGCTGCTTGAGCAAAGCGAACGGCTGGTGAAACTTTCGGCGGCCATTTATGACAAGGACGAGAACCTGCTTCAGGAAACCGGCCTCGTGGTGAAACCTGAAGGCAGCGGCATCTATGCGCAGGGCACGGACGGCAAGGTCGCGCTCATCGGCGTATCGGTTGAAGAAACCGATGCCGACGGAAACAGCAAGACCGTCATCAAACTGACTGCGGACAACATCAAGCTGGAAGGGCTTGTCACCGCCAACGGCAATTTCAAAATATTGGAGGATGGGAGCATCGAGACCATCAACGGGAAGTTCCTGGGTGAGGTGGTGGCGATTTCCGGCAAGCTGGGCGGTACCCGCCAATATAATTACGAGACCGGCGAATACGAGATAGTCGGCGGTTTTGAAATCGCGGCAGGCCGTATAGGTTCCGTGGCCACGGCCCAAGGTTCCGGAGGCAGCCTCGCCATCTATGATAATTTCATACGCGTGGGCGGGAGTAATGGATATGTCATGTTCGGCAACGATGTGATACCTGGTTCCGCCGGCGGTGCATTCACGGCTACAGGACGTATCGTGAACAATCATCCGAACACGTATGGCAACTATGGTTTAGACCAAGCCAACTATGGCCTGTTCATCGACGTGTCCGGCGGCACGAAGAACTACGGAATCAGCAGTAACGCCGCGTTGATGGCTCCCGCCTTTATCAACACGAAGGCCAACATCCTTACTTTCGGCAGCAGCAGTTATTCCGTGGACTTCTCGCAGCACAACATCATCCTGATGTATTACAACAAATCGGGCTACAGCGGTACGGAAGTTACACTTCCGACGGAGGCTTCGATAGCCGGCAAATTCGGATTGAGCGCACTTCCCGATGATTTCGCGACGATGGTGACTTTCCGTGTCCGCACGGGGTCACTGCCGATAACCCTGAAAGGCATTTATGACCATAACGAGAATCTTACGGACTACAAGATGGCTGCCGGTGATTCAGTGATAGTCCTGATAACCAAGATAGACGGATTCCGCTATCAGATATTGAACCATTCAAGCTAAATAAATATGAAGAAGTTGAATTTCAAAGAACTCAGCATCCCAACCGGGATAAGCAGGAAGTCGCATCAGATTGTCGATGCGCGAGAGCCCTTCGCCGATTTGCTTTATACGCGAATCAGCGGCATCAAGTCCCTCCATCTTGCATTGAAGATTTACGAAAGCGACGGGGAGGCGGAATACAGTGACGAGGAAACGGAACTCATACGCAGGGCGGTGGAGAACTACTGCCTGCCCAACGTGATAGACGCTTTCTCGGCCATGCTTGACAGACAGGAAACCGATAAAAACGAGTGATTATGGCACTGACAGAAACCGAAAAGACCGCCTTGGTAAATGAGGTTCTCAACCGTATCAAGGCCGAGAGCCAGAGCGTGGACGAGCTGGAGACCGTCAGCACGCTCAGTGGCATCACCTCCCTTCCCGCCATGCGCGGCACAGATGTGGTAAGCGCACCCTTGACCCTGCTGAGCAAACCTGCGGATGACGCCGCCAAGACCGCTAACGCCTCCGCCACGGCAGCCTCGAAAGCCGCGACCTTGGCTGAAGGTGCGGCAGAAACGGCGAATGAGAATGCCGGACTTGCACAGACTGCCGCCGATGACGCCAATGAAGCGGCAGCGGCGGCCAACCTTGCCGCGTCCAGCTATGAGGGAACGTCCCTTGCCGCACTGAAGGGCGCGACCGCCCGTTTCGAAGCCATTGTGGAGAGCGGCACGGTAAAACAGCAATCCACCGTGGCGACCGGCGGCCGGGTGGTGTGGCTGCGCAGCGCGAAGAACTTTGTCTATGAAGTCGGCGGCAGCTATTACAACAACTGGAGCGTGGAGGGCGTGCCTTCCGCCTCTCTGTACCACGGCAACGGCTTTTCGCTGTTGAAGGACAAGTCATATATCTGTGGCGACACGCTGTATGTGTGGAGCGACGAGGAGGGTGACCTTGTTGCGGCGAGCGGTGGCAGCGGCACAGGGAGCGGTTTTTATAACGTGACGCAGCTGCATCCGCTCACTTCCGGGTATTATACCAAGGCGACCGCCGTCGCCGCCCTCTCCGGTGCGGACATCGATGACGAAGCCAAGCCCGGCATGGTCATCACTTTCGAAGCGGGCGCGGGAAAATGGCTCGACTACCGCTTCGAGGGCACGGACATATCCTCATTCCTCACTCCTTCCGCCTGGAACCGGTACGGCGGCGGTGACGCGGTCAAGAAGATAAAAGTGACGAAGGGCACGGCCACAAACGAGCTGTCCCCGGACGGGGAGGGCACCGTGAACCTTGACATCCCCGTCATGGAGATTGACGAGACGTTGGACGGGAATAGCACGAACCCCGTCGAGAACAAGGCCGTGGCAGCAGAATTTAAGAAATTGGGCGGCAAGTACGGCGCGGCGTTGCAACTGAACGAGATCGGCGCGGGTGACGAGAAAGCCTACTCCCTGTCCCTTTTGGACGAGAACGGTGAGGTGCTGAGCACGAGCGACCAGTTCACGGGCGGCGGTGGCGGCAGCGTGGCGGCCAACAAGATCGTGCTGACCCGCGTGACGGCCAACCCGACTGTCAAACTTGGCGATACCGTCAGGCTGGTATATACCTACGACCATGTGGACACCTCCACGGGCGAGAGCACGGGCAACCCCGCCAAGGCACTGGTGACGATAAGCCGCGGCGCGAACAGCAGCACGCTGGAATCGGCCCTGTCAGCCGGCAGCAGCAACAGCGTGGACGTGACCAAGTACCTCGGTACCGGCACGAACACCGTGCGTGTCCGTGTTACGGTCGGGGAAGGCAGTGAGCAGCAGGTGTCCCAAATCACGTGGACCGTGACGGTGGTACAACTTGTGCTGAGCAGTTCGTTCAATGTGGCTGCGGTGGTGAACCGCGGCGACACTGTCAGCGTCCCCTTCGCCCTGACTGGCAGCGGGCAGAAGACGCTGCGGTGTTACGTGGACGGTGTGGACACCGAAGACCGCACCATCGGCACAAGTACCGCCAACGGCTCATTTTCCGTCAAGACTACCGGCATGGCGCACGGCTCCCATTCCGTGCAGTTGGTGGCGGAACTGGAGCAGGGTACCGGCACCATCAAGAGCAACAGTATTTATTTCGACATCGCGGTGAGGGAAAGCGGCGACGCCACCCCCGTGTTCGCCGCCCGGTTCGACTACCCCGACGGCACGGTGGTAGCCAAGGGGAGCAGGCCGTACATCCCCGTGAAGCAATACGACAACTACACGCTTGTCTATGCCGCCTACAACCCACGGGAGACCCCCACTGCGGTCAAGGTGTACGAAGGCGGCACCCTCATCTCATCCGCGAGCGTGGCCTTCACGCGTACCGAGTTGCAGAACCGTGCCATGTCCTCCGGCACCATTGCCTGCCGTATGGAATGCGGCATGGCCACATACGCCTATTCACTGCACGCGGAAAAAAGCGACCTTGCCATCACCGACCCGACCGACGGCCTCACGCTGAAACTTTCGGCCACCGGGCGCAGCAACAGCGACGTGAACCGTGAGGAATGGTCCTACAACGGCATCCGAACCCTGTTCGAAGGCTTCAAGTGGGGCGGTGATGGCTGGACAGGCGGCGCGTTGCGCCTTACCGGTGACGCCCGTGCCACGGTGCAGTTCCGCCCGTTGGCCATGCCGGAACAGAACGCCACGAACGCGATGGCCTTCTCCGTCCGTTTCAAGGTGGAGAACGTGACCGATGACGACACGGAAATCATCCGTTGCGTTGACGGCAGCGGCACCGGCTTCGTCATCACGGCCCAGGAAGCCCGTATGGTGTCGAGGGGTGGCAGCACGGTCACGACCAAGTTCGCCACCGGCGAGGTGTACAACATCGGTTTCTTCGCCTACCCGAAATCCGGTATCCAGAGCACGCCCGACGAGAAGCTGAACGACTCCATGCTGTACCTGTACGTGAACGGCATCCTGTCCGGTGCGGTGCAGCGCGGTTCTGGTGACAGCATTTACCAGGCCACCCCGCAATACATTGAGATGGGCAGCGGGGACTGCACGCTTGACGTGTATTCCATGCGCGCCTACGACACCTATTTGACCGACTCGCAGATGCTCGACGCCTACATGCTTGACCTCGGCGGCGCGGACGAGCTGATAGGGAAATACAGTGAGAACGACGTGCTTGACCAGAACGGTGAGATCTCGGTGGACTCGCTTCCTGCCGGTCTTCCTTATATCGTCATTACCGGGCAGCAGGCCAATGGTGTCGCCACCGTGCTTCAGGCCGCCGTAAATAACAACAAGAAGACCAAGTACGACATTGACGAGGCGTTGTACGTGGACAAGTCCGACCCGTCGCAGAACTTCCGCCTCGTCGGCGGCTGCATCAGCCTGCAAGGGACAAGCTCCCTGGCATACCCGACCAAGAACTACCGCCTGTACCTCAAGGACAGCAGCAAGGCCGCCGGGCAACTCTACCTCGGCTGCGACGCCCAGGGCGTGGGCGGTACCTTGCAGCCCGCCGCCAAATACTCATTCCGAAAGGGCGGCGGCGACCAGAAACAAGCCACCCCCGTGGATTGTTGGTGCTTCAAGGCCGACTACGCCGAATCCTCCTCCAGCCATAATACCGGTATGGCCAAGATGGTGCAGCGCGTGCTTTCAGCTGCAGGCGAGCTTACTCCAGTGCAGCGTCATGTATCGGCCGGCTACCCCTACGACGTGCGCACCACGGTTGACGGTTTCCCCTGCATGCTGTTCTACCGTGGCACGACGAATGACACCCCGCAGTTCCTCGGCAAGTTCAACTTCAACAACGACAAGAGCACGGAGGCCGTGTTTGGTTTCCTTGACATCCCCGGCTACCACGACCAGTCGTGGGTGTCCGAAAAGTTCGGCGGTCAGAACCCCACGGAATGCTGGGAGTTCCTGAACAACGACTACGCGATGGGCATGTTCCTGGACGACGACTTCGACGCGCTGGACGATGACGGCACGCCCCACTGGCTGAAAGTGTTCGAGGCTCGGTTCCCGGACGATGACGGACTGAACGCCCAGTATGAGGCCGGCACGAAGAAACCTGCCTATCTGGAACGCTTAGTGAAATGGGTCAGGAGCACCGACACGACAGCCGTCGGCCTGACGGCCGCCGAGAAGACGGCACGGGCGGCGAAGTTCAAGTCCGAGCTTTCGGATTACTTCGATGTGGATTACCTGTGCGACTACTATGCCTTCACGGATGTTTTCGGTTGCGTTGACCAGCGCGTGAAAAACATGATGATGGCGTTCTGGTACGACCCGGACAAGGGCAAGATGCTCGCCTACATGATTTTCTACGACAACGACACCATCCTTGGCGTGCGCAACGACGGCCGTCTGAAATACGGCTGGGACATCGACGAGGAAACCACCGACCCGGAACTGAGCACAAGCACGAAAACCGTGTACGCCTATGCCGGCCATGATTCCGTCCTGTGGAAGAACCTGCGCGGCCAGTTCGCCGACGAGCTCGGCACCGCCTACCGCCGCCTCCGTGCGCGTATGACCAACGAGTACATCTTCCAGATATTCGATGACGAGCAGAGCGCGAAGTTCTGCGAGCGCATCTACAACATCGACGCGCAGAAGAAGTATGTCAGCCCCAAGACCGAGGGCGTGGAAGTGAGCCAGAACGGGACGGTGAGTACCGTCACCTATTCCTATCTGGAAGCCATGCAAGGCTCCCGCAAGGCGCACCGCCACTGGTGGCTTACGAACCGCCTCTCCCTGTTCGACGCGAGATACCAGACCGGGCAGTACACGCTGACCGACCTGACGTTCAAGGGCAACAGTGCCGCCGGTGCGACCATCCGCGCCTGGGCGTCGAGGGACTTCTACTTCGCCTTCGTCCGCGAGGCCGCCACGCTCGTCCATTCCCCCGTGTCGGAGGGCGTGGAATGGAGCTATACCTACGGCCAGACCGCCAACGTAGGTACCATCTTCCATTTCTACGGCGGCGAATATGCCCGCAAGATAGACCTGTCCTCATGGGGCGGCTTTACCGACCTGAACCTGCCGAAATTGCCCCGTCTGGAAGAACTCGTTCTGGGACGTACCGGCAGCACGTACACGCTGACCGAGATAGCCATCGGTGACAAGCTGCCGATGCTGAAGAGCCTTGACGTGCGTAACTACACGATGCTTCCCGGCCTTGACCTGTCCCAGTGCACCCGTCTGGAGATTGTGATAGCCGGCGGCTGCTCCTCCCTCTCCACCATCGCCTTCGCCGAGGGTTGTCCCCTGTACTCGCTGGTCTTGCCCGACAATTACCAGACCCTCTCGCTGCTTTACTTGCCGAAGATAAAGCGCAGCGGTATCACGTTCGGCAATATCCGCAACCTGACCGGTCTGCGTGTGGAAGGGTGCGCCGGCCTGGACGGCTTTGCCCTGTTCAGGGAAATCCTCGGCATGAGCGGCAACAAGCTGAAGTATGTCCGCCTGACCGGACTGGAACTTGAAGGCGACGGCAGCGACCTGAAGCAATGGTACGATGCGGGACTGGGTGGCATAGACTCGGAAGGCAACACTGTGACAGGGCGTTGCAAGCTGTGCGGGTCGTACAAACTGACAAAATACCTTGACGAGGCTACCTACGATAACTATACTGCGCGTTTCGATGAACTGAACATCCGGCAGCCGGAATACACGTTGCTTGAGTTCGATGATGAGGTGCAGGATGACGCTAACGTGAGCAACGAGGACAACCATACAGGGTACAAGTACGGGAACACCTACGTGCCGAGCGCGCACATCACGGCCATCCTCAGCCAAAGGCACCGGGTGCTTGCCAAAGTGACGAAGAAGGCCACCACCCGCAACGTGAACATCGCGGGCGTGGACACGACGGTGAACAACCTTGATGGGGAAATGACCTATTACCCACTGGACGATACGGACAGCAACAAGTACGCTGACAGAAGTGCGGCCAAGTTAGATGGAACGGAAGGCGACTGGATGATGTACGAGCCGTTCTTCTGGAGCAAGGGCATCAACGACTACCTCAACGGCAAGCATTACAGTTGCTATAGTTCCCGTGGCAAGGATGAGATGCCGGAGACACCCGAAGCTACCGTCTTGACGCTTGATGACCTGAAAGGCACGAGCGGCGGCTATCTCAGCGGAAGGAAGATCATGACTGGCAAGACGACGCTGAGTGAGAGCTACAGTACGGACAGCACATATTCTGTCTGCAAGGTGGCGGTGTCCGGTTACAAGCGGGTGCGCTTTCCAAGTGTTCCCGGCACTAACCTTGTCGGCAGTGTGTTCACGGACGATTCTGGCACAGTCATTAGTTCGGTAGTTGTTCCGACCTTGAGCAACAAGTTTGAGGCCGGCATGTACCTGATAGCGGATGTTCCGGCGAACGCCACCGCGCTGCATTTTTCTGTTCTTAACACGGCAGAGTTCGATGTGGTGGTTCTTTCTAACAGTGATAAAATCGAAGACATGGAACCTGATTGGGTTGCTAACGACGAGCACCTGTGTGCGGTTGTAGGCAGTTCCGTAGTCGGTTCCAAACTGCGTGCCTGTATCACCGGCGGCAGTACCACGGCAAGCATGAGTTGGACAGATTTCCATTATTATTCGGTACAGCGCGGCATGCAGCAGATAGACGCTCTGATGCACTCCCGTATCGCCAACCTGTTTTATGCGAAGTATGGCCGTCGTGACAGCCAGGAACAGTGCGGTGCGGGTTCCCATACGAACAACCGTACCACCGGAGGCACCGCCGGTCGCGGCATGACCGACACGATAGGTTACGAGGAAGCCCATGCCGTCAATCCCAATATCACGAACAGCCTTGTTGACAACCTCGTCCACCAGTATGCCTGGTACCTCAGTGAGGACGGTTTGACGGTGACGCAAGTAAACAATATCTGCTGTCTTGGCTACGAGGACATTTTCGGCCACAAGTACGACATGATGGACGGAGTGGATTTGCCTAATGATGCGGGCAATGCAGGGAAATGGCGCATCTGGATGCCCGACGGCAGCATAAGGTGGGTAAAAGGCAAGACTGCAAGCGACCAATGGATAACCGTCGTTGCTCATGGCAAGCACATGGATGTAATTCCTGTAGGCAGCGTGAATGGCTCATCGAGTACATATTATTGCGACAAATACTGGATAAGCACCTCTGTAGGCCGTGTGGTCTATCGCGGGTGCGTCTATGCGAGTGCGTATGGCGGTGTGTCGAATGCGAATGCGTTTCACGATGCTTCGTT